GGCGGCAGCCCAAGTGATCGACGCCCTGGCGGCCCGGCTGGTGCCGCTGGCCGCCACGGGTGGCCGCGTGTACGCCAGCCGCGCCTGGCCGCTGGATGAGGCCAGCCTGCCGGCCTGGCGCATCACCGCAGCCGATGAGCTGATCGAGCGGGCCGACCTGAGCGGCGCGCACCGCCACACGCTTGAGATCGAGGCGGTGGCCTTTGCCCGTGTCACCGCCGATCTGGACGACACCCTGCACGCCCTGGCCGCCGGCGGCTTGCCGCTGCTGTTTACGGCGCCCGTGCCGTATGACCTGACCACCACCGGCATCAGCCGGGCCATCACCCAACAAGGCGAGGCCGCGGTGGGCGCCATCACGCTGCGCCTGCAGGCCACGTACTTCACCAACCCCGCCTCACCCGAGACCCTGCTCAGCTAGGAGCCCGCACCATGTCCATCACCTCAGCAGTTGGCACCAGTTTTGCCATTGCCAGCACCTACGGCACTGCCGCCACCATCACGGCCATCACCAACGCCAACCCGGCGGTGGCCACGCTGTCGGCGGCGCACGGCGTCATCGTGGGCGACATCATCGAGGTCACCTCGGGCTGGGACCGCCTCAACGGCCGCCTGGTGCGCGTGTCGGCCGTGGCCACCAACGACGTCACGCTCGAAGGCATCGACACCAGCAGCGTCACCAACTATCCCGCCGGCACCGGCACGGGCAGCGTGCGCGAGATCACCGCCTGGACGCAGATCACCCAGATCACCGCCGATTTTGCGGTGACCGGTGGCGGCCAGCAGTATGCCGACGTGACCACGCTGGCCGACCGCACGCAAAAGCGCATCCCCACGGTGCGCGACCCCATCGACATCACGCTGCCGCTGTTTGACGACCCCAGCCTCAGCTGGTACAGCACCGTGCAAACGGCCAGCGAGACCGCCACCGTCACCGGCGTGCGCATCGTGTTCCCCAACAACAGCCGGCTGCTGGCCAACGGCTACTGGTCGCTGCAGAAAACCCCCACGGTGAGCGACAGCACGCTGCGCGGCGAAATCAGCATCAGCCTGTCGGCTGAGCCCACCCGCTACGCCACCTGATCGGGCGGGGTAGCGCATGGATCTGGCAACCCTGCAGCAGCGCGCCCTGGCGGCCCGCGAAGTGGCCCACACCCTGGGCGATGTGGAGTACCGCCTGCGCCTGCCCACCGGGCACGAGGTGCTGCTGGCCGCCCACCGCACTGGCGTGGTGGGCCAGGCCACCGGCGCGGCCTATCTGGTGCTGATGCGCTCAGTGCTGGAGCAGGCCATCATCGGCTGGCAGGGCCTGCGCGTGCGCCATGTGCTGCCGGCTGATGGCAGTGATGCCGACGCCCCGCTGCCCTATGAGGCCGGCGCCGTGGCCACCGTGCTGGATGCCCGCCCTGCCGATGCGCAGGCCCTGGCCGATGTGTTGGCCGAGCGCATGGCCCAGCGTGCTGCCGCGCTGGAGGCTGACGCAAAAAACTAGCCGCGCATGTCCAGCACCACGCCGGCCGTGAGGACATGCGCACCCTGCAAGACGCCGGCTTGGGTGACCTGTACGGCGCCCCGCCGCCCCTGCGCCCCGCGGCCGAGCTGGCGCTGCAGTGCTGGGGCTTCTGTGAAGGCTGGGCGCCGGAGCGCTGGGCAGTGTTTGAGGCCCTGCACCCCGTGCCCGACTGGCACCACCACATCGAGCTGATGCGCGTCATCCGCACGGCCCTGCAAAAGCGCGAACAGCAACAACGAGCCGCCCGCCGATGACCACCACCAACGCCAAGATCGTACTCACCGCCGAAGACCGGGCCAGCCGGGTCATCGGCCAGGTGCAAAAGCAGATGGCCACGGCAGGCAGCACGGCCACCGAGTTTGCCGGCGCCGTGGGCCTGATCAACCCGGCCTTTGCGGCCATTGCCGGCGCGGCGGGGTTGACGGCGTTTGTCAAAGGCGCGCTGGATGCGCGTGATGCGCTCAACGACGTGGCCGACGCCACCGGCGCCAGCATCGAGGGCCTGAGCGGCCTGGAGCGCGTGGCCAAGCTCAACGGCGGCACGCTCGACGATGTGGCCGGCATTCTGGTCAAGTTCAATGCCGCGCTCAACGAGGCTGGCAACCCCGACAGCGATGCCGCCCGGGTGTTTGCATCCCTGGGCCTGTCGATCAAAGACCTGAAGGCGCAAGACCCCGCCACCGCCCTGCAGCAGGCCGCCGTGGCGCTGGCCGGCTTTGCCGACAACGGCGACAAGGCGCGGGTGGTGCAAGAGCTGTTCGGCAAAAGCATCAAGCAAGCCGCGCCGCTGCTCAAAGACCTGGCCGACGCTGGCGAGCTGAACGGCAAAACCACCGAAGACCAGGCCAAGCAAGCCGAGGCGCTGAACAAAGAGCTGTTCAAGCTGAAGGTGAGCGCCGAAGAGGCCGCGCAAAACCTGCTGAACCAGCTGGTGCCGGCCATCAACCAGATGTTTCAGGCCTTCAGCGGGCGCGACTGGGGCGGGCAGGGCTCGCTCAGCGACATGATCGCCGTGCCGCTGCAGGCGGTGGCGGTGCTGGGCGCCAACGTGGCGTTTGTGCTCAAGGGCATCGGCACCGAGATCGGCGGCCTGGCCGCGCAGGCCGTGCTGTTTGCATCGCTCGACTTCAAGGGTGCCGCCGCCATTGGCGACATCATGAAGAAAGACGCCAAGGCCGCCCGCGAAGAGTTTGACAAGCTCGAGCAGCGCCTGCTGTCGATCGGCAAAACGTCCAGCCGTGAGGCGGGTGCAGGCCGGGGGTTCATCAACCCGCCGTCGATCCTGCCCGCGTTGCCGCCGTCCAGCAAGGGCGGCAAGGCCGGCGACAAGGCCAAGGCCGACAAGCCGCCCGCCGCCTACAGCTACGCCGATGAGGTGGCGCAGTCAGTGGGCCGGGCCATTGGCGATGCCGATGTGCTCAAGGCCCAAAAGATGGCCGATGAGGTGGCGCTGCTCGACAAGCTGTTTTTTGATCTGGGCTTGTCGGCTGACCTGTACGAATCGGCCATGCGCAAGGTGACCGGCGCCACCAAGGCCGCCGCGGGCGACACCGGCACGTTCCGCGAAGAACAGAAGCGTCTGGCCGATCTGCTGGGCAACACCACCACCGCCAAGCTGGAGCGCCAGCGCGACGACATGGCGCTGCTGGCCAAATACTTTGAGGCGGGCGCCATCAGCGCCCAGCAGTTTGGTGAGGCGGCCACCGCCGCGCTGGGCCTGGTGGCCGATGAGGCCGACAAGACCACCGACACCATGAAGACCATGCTCGACCAGTTTGCCCGCAACGCGCAGGACACCCTGGGCGACACGCTGGAGGCCACGCTGCGCGGCAACTTTGACAGCATCGGCCAGCTGTGGGGCAACATGATCATCAAGATGATCGCCCAGGCCGGCGCGGCCCAGCTGGGGCAAACGCTGCTGGGCGACTTTGCCAAGAGCGGCAACATCGGCGGCATCTTTGGCAGCGTGCTGGGCGCGATCGGATTTGGGGCGCCCAAGGCCAACGGCGGCAGCGTCAGCGCCATGAGCCTGCAGCGCGTCAACGAGCGCGGGTTTGAAGTGTTCACCACCGGCGGGCAAGACTGGCTGATGACCGGCGGGCGGGGCGGCACCGTCACGCCCAACAGCCAGGTCAACCTGGGCGCACCAGCGCCGGCCCCAGTGGTCAACGTGCACAACAACATCAGCGCAGGCGTCACGCGGGGCGAGGTCAATGCCGCCGTGCAGTGGGGCATGCAAAAGGCCCTGCAGACCATGCGGGCCGAGCTGCGCGGCCAGCGCGTGCTGGCCTGAAGCCAACTAGCCCGAGCACCCCATGAGCACCACCGACTGGCCCAGCGCCATCACCCCCGCTGCCGTGCAATGGCAGCTGCAAAAGGCGGGCACGCAGTTTGTCAGCCCCTTCAACGGCACCACCCAGGCCGTTGACTACGTGGCCGAGCGTTGGCAGGCCAGCATCAGCCTGCCGCCTACCCGATCTGCGGGAGCGGTGGCGGCGCTGCTCAACAACCTGGCCGGCGGCGTGAACCGCGTGAACCTGTGGCACCACGGCAGCGGCGGCCAGCCCGCCGGCACGCTGCGCGGTGCGCCAACCCTGGGGGCTGGCGCGGCGCGGGGTGATGCCACGTTGACGCTGGCCGGCTGCACCAATGCCAACCTGCTGGTGTATGCCGGCATGGAGCTGGACAGCAACAGCGACGGCCTGGCCGATGGCTGGGTGCTGCAAACCGGCGGCAGCGTGGGCACGGTGACCACCAGCCGCGGCGTGGGCAACAACAGCGCCAACATGCAGCAGATCGCATCGACCGCGCTGGGCATTGGCGCGGCCATTGGCGCCCGCAGCACCACGTTTGCCGATGGCGCGTTTGCCGGCAAGCTGGTGAGCTACAGCTACGACGCCTACGGATCGGGCGCCACCAGCGTGCTGCTGGAGGTGCTGTGGTACGACGCCGCCAGCGCCTTCATCTCGCTGGACGCGGCGTCTGCCGCCATGCCTGGATCGTGGATCCGGCGCAGCGTGTCGTTCACGGCGCCGGCTGGTGCTGCCAAAGCCAAGGTGGGGCTGTACGTCATCGGCGGGTCAGGGGCTGCGGCCTATGGCAACTTTGACAACGTGCAGCTTGAGATCGGCGCGGCCACGGCCTACGCCCAGCCCGCCACGCTGCTGGCCGGCGACATGATCGGCTGCAGCGGGCACCTGCTGCAGGTGGCCAGCGACTGCCAGGCCACCGAGGCCGGCGCCATGACGGTGCCATTGGTCAACCACGTGCGCAGCACCATTGCCACCAGCACCGCCGTCACGTGGTACAGGCCCACGGCGCAGTTCATCATGCCGGCGATGGCGGGCGCCACCATGCAGGTGCCGGGGTACACCCAGGGCGCCGCGCTTGATCTGGTGGAGGTGTACTGATGCGCACCAGCATCTCGGCCCCCGCGCTGGCCGTGCTGTCGGGCAATGTGGTGCCCATGGCGCTGCTGGTTGACATGGCGTTCAGCCCCGTGGTCAGCCTGGCCAGCTGTGCTGTCAGCATCCTGGCCGGCGCCACGCTGTACACCGGCGCGGGTAGCCTGGGCGCGGTGGAGCCGGTGCGCGATGCGCCCGGAGACAGCCAGGGCCTGCGCTTTACCCTGAGCGGCGTGCCCAGCGACAACCTGGCCCTGGCCATGCAGGAAGACGTGCGCGGCCGGGCCGTCACCGTCAAGCTGGCCGTGCTGGACCCCACCACCCACGCCGTGCTCGACAGCCCCACCCTGTGGGCCGGCACGCTGGACCAGATGCCCATCAGCCGCGGGGCGCAAACCAGCACCATCGGCGTGACGGCGCTGCACCGGGGCGTGACATTCCGCATGCCCAAGCCACTGCGCTACACCGACAACGACCAGCAGGTGCTGGTGCCCGGCGACACCAGCCTGCGCTACGTGTTGAGCCAAAGCCAGCACCAGGACATCTGGCCGGCGGCCAGCTTCTTTCGCCAATGAGCGCCATGCCCAACCCCGCGCAAAACCACCCACGCCTGGCCGAGGCCGGCCCCCAGCGCCGGCACGACTGGATGCTGCAGCTGGCCGCCGTGGTGTCGGCCCGGCTGGCCGCGCCCTTTGCCTGGGGCAGCAACGATTGCTGCCTGTTTGCCGCCGATTGCGTGCACGCGATCACCGGGCAAGACCCGGCGGCCGACCTGCGCGGCACCTACACCACTGAGCTGGGCGCCGGTCGCGTGCTGCAGGCGCATGGCGGCATCACTGGCCTGGCCTGTGACCGGCTGGGTCCTGTGATCCGCGCCGATCTGGCCCAGCCCGGTGATGTGGGCCTGGTGTGGATGGTGCGCCGGCCCACCCTGGCGGTGAGCGTGGGCCAGCACTTCATGGCGCCGGGCGTGTGCGGCCTGGTGGTGGTGCCCACCAACGAGGTGCAGCGCGCCTGGCGGTGCACCAAGCCGGTGGGGGTGCCGCATGGCTGAGACCGTTGCCGCCGCCCTGTTTGAGTACGCCTTTGCCGAGGGCAGCTTTTTGGCGTTTGACGCTGCGGCGGCCATCTCGGCCAGCGCGGCGGTGATCAACACGGTGGCCATCTACTCGGCCAGCGCGGCCTATGGCGGCTACCAAAAGCGCAAGGCCGCCAGCGCCGCCCGAGACCGGCTCAACGCATCGCTGACCGATCGGCTGGTGATGACGTCCACCGCCCAGGCTGCGCGATCCCGCGTGTATGGGCGGGTGCGCAATGTGGACGGCGTGTTGTTCAAGGGCACGCACGGCACCAACAGCGAGTTTTACACCCTGGTCATTGCCGTGGCCGGCCACGAGGTGGATGCCATCGAGACCATCTACGCCAACGACGTGGCCTTGTCGCTGGACGTGGACGGCTACGCGCAGACCGAGCCCTACCTCAAGACCACCGCGCAAAGCCGGCAAGAAGCGGCCACCATCACCACCGCAGGCGTGCACGTGTTGGCCGAGGTGCCCATTGGCGGATCGGTGAGCGCCATCTGGCAAACCGGCAGCGGCGACAACACGCAGACCGGCGCCTTCACCGTGGCGGTGGTGGGCAGCACCGTCACGCTGAGCGACGGCCCGCCCAGCAGCGTGACGGCCTACATCAGCTACCAGGTGAGCCAGGGCGACAGCTACCTGCGCGTGCGCGCCTACACCGGCGCCAGCGGGCAAAACCTGTACAGCGTGCTCGAGCCCCTGGTGGGCACGCAGGTGCAAAGCACCGACCACTTTGACGGCATCGCCTGCCTGGTGGTGACCATGGAATTCAACACCGACGCCTACCCGTCAGGCGTGCCGCAGTTCAGCGCGGTGATGCGTGGCGCCAAGATCAACGACCCGCGCACCGGCACCACCGCCTGGAGCGAAAACCCCGCCTTGATTGCCCGCGATTGGGCGCTGTACGCCTACGGCGGCGGCTGCAGCAGCGGTGAGCTGAATGCAGCGGCCTTTACCGCGGCGGCCAATGCGTGCGACGTGAGCACCACATTCACCACCGATGCCGGCAGCGAGACCCGCCCGCTGTACCAGTGCGGCATGGTGGTGCCGCTGGACGCCAACCCTGATGAGGCGCTGAGCGAAATGGTCGAGGCCATGGCCGGCCAGTGGGGCTGGGCCGGTGGTGCGCTCACGCTGCGGGCGGGCGTGTACCGCGCCCCGGTGGCCACCATCACCGAGGATTGGATCACCGACACGTCTGAGATCACCGTGGTGGGCACCAGCACCGCCGATCTGGTCAACGTGATGCGGGCCACCCTGGCCGATGCGGCCAACAACTACGTCAGCGCCCCGGCGGCCGAGGTGCGCGCTGCGGCCTACGTCACCGCCGATGGGCGCGAGCTGGTGCGCGAGGTGCCTCTGGGCGGGGTAACCCGTGCAGTGCATGCGCAGCACGTGTGCGGCGTGCTGATGCGCGAGGCGCGTGACGGCCTGACCGTGAGCCTGCCGTGCAACCTGCGGGCCTATCAGCTGGAGCTGTTTGACGTGGTGGCCGTGACGCTGCCCACGTTTGGCTGGTCAGCCAAAGAGATGGAGGTGCTGGGCTGGGAGTTCAGCGCCACGGGCGGCATCAGCCTCACGCTGCGCGAAACGGCTGCGGCCATCTACACGCCCGATGCCACTTTCAGCACGCTGGATCTGAGCGACAACACCGGCCTGCCCGACCCGTTGACGGTGGCCCAGGTGGCCGGCGTGTCGGCCACCAGCAGCGCCACGGCCATCGACGCCAGCATTGTGAGCCGCACCACCATCAGCTGGACGGCGGTGGCCAGCCAGGCCGTGCGCCAAAGCGGCACGATTGAGGTGCAGTACACCGAGGCCGCGCTGGCCCTGTCGGCCAATGACTGGCCTGCCGCCCCGCCCGTGCCGGGCAGCGCCACCAGCACCACCATCGCCGGCCTGCGCAGCGGCGTGTATTACCTGCTGCGCGTGCGGGCCGTCAACAGCCTGGGCGTGCGTGGATCGTGGAGCGCCCACGCGGCCCACCAGGTGGCCGGCCCGCGGGCGCCTGTCACCTACCTGCAGGCCGGCACGCCCAGCGGGGCCGAGGATGGTGATCTGTGGATCGACACCGACGCCAACAACCGCCAATACCTGCGCGACGGTGGTGCCTGGGTGGATGTGCGCGATACCGGCATCCAGGCCGCGCTGGACGCTGCCGCCGCAGCCGAGGCGCTGGCCGATGGAAAAATCACCAGCTACTACCAGGCCGCCAACCCCGGCGCATCGAGCGAGGGTGATTTGTGGTTCGACAGTGACGACGGAAACCGCCAATACGTGTACACCGGCGGCACCTGGGTGGTGGCTGCTGACACCCGCATTGGCACGGCCCTTAGCGATGCCGCCGACGCCCAGGCCACCGCAGACGGCAAGGTGACCACGTTTGTGGCCAGCAGCGCGCCCACGGCCGAGGGCGTGGGTGATCTGTGGCTCGACAGTGCAGACGGCAACAAGCTGCGCCGCTGGAATGGCGGCAGCTGGGTGCTGCTGCCCATCGGCACCGGCGGCATTGATGCCAATGCAGCCACCGAGGTGTATGTGGACACGCCCAGCGGCGCCGTCACCATCACCGGCGAGATGCACACCCCGCGGGGTTTTAATCCGCTGTACACCACGCCCATGGCCAGCATCACGTTCACGCCGGGGTCCAGCGGCACGGCGTCGATCTACTTTGAGGCCAGCGGCCAAGTGGTCAACACAGACCCAACGCTCAACACCTACGCCGAGTGGAGCATTCAGGACGACGCTGGCGCGTGGGATGGCTGGAAGCGGATTAGCGTATTGGCCGCGGCGCCAAGCACTACCGGCCAGTTTTCCATGAGTAGCACCAGGCGCATCGCTGTGACAGGTGGTGTGAGCTACACCTTCACGGCCTACGCCAGCAAGTTGCGCACCGCCGACACCTTTACCGCCGACAGCATCGAGATGCGGGTGGAAGTGATCAAACGATGAGCCCACCCATGCCTGCAGACAGCATTGCCCACCTGCCAACCGAT